CAAAATATTACTTTCTGGATGTCCCCAATCAATGGTGAATAAATATTCTCCTGGATAATCTTTCTTATCTTTTCCAAAATACTTTCCTCGTTTTCCTCTTAAAAAACTAAAACAGTGTACACTAGGGTAATAACTAAAGCAATTCCATAATTGCACCTGGTCTATAGCAGGGCTTTCTACATCTTTTACTTCAAATTTTTCTTGAAAAAAAGCAGAAATAGGTAGTCTCCAAAAACATGCACCATTTGGTAACATAACATGAAACAATAGAGCTCTGTCGGTTATGGATGCAAATCCAAAGATACAACAGTCTTCACTTTCCCCGTGATGTTCTTTAAGATCATACAAGTATTCTTTTCTTATTTTACAATAAATTGGTGGTATGTCTGCATTTAAATAAGCCATTATATTTTAAACTCCTTTGATTTGTTGTTTGCTTTGATTAAGTAAAGGTTTTTTATGGTTCTTGTAATTCCTACATACCAAACCCTATACTCTTCGTCTTGTTTCTCAGAGGATTTTTTAGATCCTGCCATTGTGTTTGTTGTTTGATTTAAAAATAACACCACGTTAGTGGCCTCACCCCCCTTAGCACCATGTATAGTAGAGACTCTTATTCTAGGTGTTTGAGTTAAGTCTTCTCCATTAACCAACATTGAATCCATGTAGTCTATTTGAGTTGGAGATACTCTAGTAAAAGCTTTTTGCCATGGTAGTGTAGTATCTACTTCATGCATTCTTTCTTTTATTCTTTGTAATTGTATTTCTGCAATTTCTTTTCCTTCTCTCATTTGATTCCAATAACCAATGTCTTCGTTTAATGATTTACCAATACTGTTTCCTTGTGCTGTTTCAAAAAATAAACCGTGTCTTTTTAAAAGAGGTAGTATGGGTTTAAGAAGAGAGTTAGTTCTAGTAAGTATTAGCCAGTCACTTTTTTCCATGTCTGTTATAATATCTAATAGTTTAAACCTTTCTATAATCTCTCCTCTACCTTCTTTAGGTAAATAATCTTTCTGTATTCTATTTATACCTACTCTTGAAATAACATCCAAAGCTTTTGTTTGTACATCAATTGGTACCCGTTGTGATTTTGTCAAAAGTATTTCTTTACCTGGCCATTTAATAAATGAATTTACATCTGCACCTGCCCATCCAAAGATAGCTTGGTCATCATCTCCTGCAATCCATACATCACACTGAGTATCCTTCTCAATTTTTTCTATCATAGACCATTGTATTAAAGAAAGATCCTGTGCTTCATCTATAAAAATAACTTTTAATTCTGGAGAAGTTTCTGTTTTTAAAAAATTCTGTAACATGTCATTAAAATCTATTAGACCATAAATTTTTTTATAGCTTGTAATTTCTTTTGCTATAGCATTTAATTTATACCTATCTATTTTAGATAGGTGTTGGTTTAAATCAAACTGATCTAAAGGTTCTATTTGTTTAACTTTTGCTAAATTTATTAAACTTAAATACTCACTGTCTGAAGAAAAAATTCCATTCCATTGATTGGTCTCATGCTTGGCATATTTTATTTGGATACCACAGGACTCACCTATTTTTTTATAATGTTCTTCTTGCATTACATTTTCTTCTTTTAAACCTAATTCGTTAAAAGCTAGTGAGTGTAAAGTTTGAAAATAAGGTATGTCTTTTTTAGTTAACCCTATGTTGTCACTTAAAAATCTTTCCTTAGCTTCGTTAGCTGCCTTTCTTGTAAAAGCAAAATAGCCTATTTGTTTTAGAGGTGTTCCCTCATCTATATATTTTTGTACAGTGTTTAATAGTTTCCTAGTTTTACCTGTACCTGGAGGACCTATAACTTTATATTTTGCCATTAGTAATTGCTCTCTTTTCTTTCTACTGGTTTATATTCTATTTGATCCATTTGTAACTGTGCAATTCTACAAACCTTTAATGTTTTTCCTTCAACATTTAAAGAATGGTTAAACTCTACCTTGCAATCTTTTTCTAATTGTCTTGCAATTCTTTCTTCTGGAATTTTCCAATGAGTACCTAGATGCTGAATGAATGATGTAAATTTAAAGTAATGATTACCCTTGTCTGTAAAACAAGCACCATTTTTAATTTGATTTTTTTGTTTAGCTTGTGGTCCGTTGATACAGTATTGATATAGTTCATCTTTTAATCTGTCCGCTATTTGTGTTCCTTTAGGTGGATAAATTGTTTCACAACCATTTCTCCATTCATTTAATTTTGCTCTATAATCTTTTGGTTTAAGAGGTTCAAAGTAAACTCCTGTCTGTTCCCAGATTAAATTTAAAACTTCTTTTTGTGTAGTCATTAATTTTGTATTAGCCACAACTACTTCTACCTTATCATCGCTAGGCATTACTACTTGAAATCTGTATTCTGGTTCTACATATTTTATAATCTGAAAATCAGTTATGTCTGGGAATACAGAAATACCATCAGAAGAAACACCAAAAGGCCTGGAGTAACAAAGACCTCGCATACATTTATCTTTAATAGGTTCTTCATAACAAGTATGTCCTGCAGTATCTTTTCTCCATGCAGCTATCTTAGAATCTAGTTTAGTTTTATCCCAAGGGTCTTCTAAGTAACTATAGTTTGCTTTAGATACTTGGTCTGGCCATTTATCTTTGTATTTCTTTTTAGCAAAGACCATGTAGTTATACATAAACCTGTCTCTACCATCATCTAATTTAGTTTTAGAACATAAAGCTAAACATGGTGGACCATCATCAAATTCTGGGTCAGCACCTTTTAAAATATTTGCGTGAGTTTCTTCTACAAGTTTTTCTAATTCTTGTTTACCTATTCTAGATTCTTCTGCAACTTTAATAAAAGATTCTAAACTAAGTTTAGAATTGTCTTTATCTAATGCATACCGAGTCGATTCACCATTGTTATAGTAAGGTAAGTTAATAAAGTTTCCTGGTTTTGTGTCTCCTTTTTCGTCTTCCTTTAATTCTTTCTGTTTAGGAAAAATTTCTGTGGCGGGTTTTAAGCCTAGTGGGAGGAGAAAAGCCTTTAGTGCATCTATTAAATCTATTGCAGGTATAGGTTCTTTTAAAAATATATAACAATGTAACCCACCACTTTTAGAAAGTATTGGAATTAAAGGTAATTTGTATTGTTGAAATAATGCTAGATATTTATCTATTTTAAACTCACCATAGTTAGGTGGGTCTACATCTATACAACCAAACTGTGCTGTTTTATTTAAAGTACATGGTTGTACTCCTATTGATATTTTTCCTTGTAAATGATCTCTGTAATCATTGATAGATAAGGGTCTACCTGCCCATTCGTAATTAGGTTTAATTTTATTTTTGTCAGTATCTAAAGAAGTCCTAGACATATCCGCTATGCCAAAATCTCCTCTATAGCCAGTAAATAACTTTATAAATTCGTCTACCATAATGATCCCGGGTCGGGACAGTTCCAGTCTCCCTTCACTGCCCCTATTCTCTTTCAAGAAATCTAGTAATTAGATTTTACTTCTGGTTGACTAGGTTCTACTGAAGCAGCTGCAACATTACTTTTATGTAATGCTAAATTAAAATCTTTAGCCATGCTATAGATTTCTGCATTGTCTACTGGTTGTAATAGATTAACCGTCATTCCATGCCAAGTGAAATTACCTGTATTCTCTACTGAGTTTATTTTATAAACTCTAGAAAACGCAGGAGCTGGTATAGACTTACCTGATGTTTTTGAAATAACCATTTCATTATCCATCAGTGAGTTCCAACCTCTACTAGTTTTTAACTGAGTAGTTTTCAAAGACATCAAAGCCTTTTCTGGTCTATCTCCAAGTATAATTACAAAATGATTTGCTGTCTTAATGATTTCATTACCATTAGCTAACACATCTTTTGTACCACTCTTAGTGGTCTGAGCCATAACCTCTGGACCTCTGTCTGGATTAACAGGTCTGCCTTCACTTTTATCAAAGGGTGCCCATTCTGGGTATGTCATTTTGTAGAAACAGGGTATAACATTTATACCTTTCTCTCCACTATACAGTTTTTTAGTAACTGTATTGTAAAACATTCCAGCTTCTGCACCTTCAACATATTTTGCATGTTTTTTTTTAGTTTCATAAGAACCACTTTGTAGTAGTTTTAGAAACGGTAAAGCTAAATCGCTTTTATCTATATTTTCTAAACCCATTCCTGAGTCTGCTTCAAAATCTAGAGTAGCTATCGCACCTTCTTTTTTGACTGTTAAGTCGCTTGTTTCTTGTGTCATGTTATTTGTTCCTTGTTATTTTTGTTTTGTTTCCCTTAAACAGGTTAAAATGTTCAGATGGCAAGTCTTGATTACTC